GTTCTGGAGTTGTCTCTTCGCGATATCCAATGATCGTGAGTTGGGGTTTTCGTTACCCTTGTAGGCGTTGAATTGGTGGAAAGGCTTTTGTTGATAGTTTTGAGTCCAACCACCATTCGCAGCATTCATACGACCATCAATGCGTGAAGTATCCGAACGGACAGCGGTAAGAGCACCACCTTGTTTGAGAGCGCTCTCACGGACGTTCATACGACCACGGTTACCCATACGGTTCGCCTTACCTCTGCGATCTTCTGGACGGAAACCATACTTCATCAATTCTTCGTTATTCTTTGTAGTAATCTGAGCAGCCGCACTCGTCGCGTAAGCTCCGGTGAAATTGGTAATACCTGGAGCCGCGTGACTGTAGTGCGCAAACTGTTGATCATTGCGATCGCTCTTGAATCGTGTTGGATCTTGTGGCATCGTTTGGGCTGAAACAAAACGCTTAGCCCCATTGAAACCGAGACCATCCGCGCGATGACCAGTTTCCGAACGGTTAGTAGTTCTCTTCGTTCGCTCATGCTCCTGACGTGGTATCAAACCCGACATACCCTGAGCACGTCCTGGCATTGTGGGAAGACGACTTGGAAGATGAGCCGTAGTTTCTGGCTTGTTATGTGTCAATTGACCAACAACCGCTGACCGACCTCCAGTAATATCCATAGCTGGACCTGATCGGCCTGGGAGTGTGGTAAGACGGTACTCACCCACATTAACTGGATTGACGCGGAACATTTGTTGGAAACCACCACTTGCTGGTGTTTCAGAACCAACACCCAAACCTGGACCAACCAATTGTTTTTCAATTGGTGAGAGGTTGTTCATGCGACCAGTGTCATACATGCGATTTCTCATATTGAGAATCTCCTGTCCACCACTTCTCTGTTGGCGACCAATATCGGCAAAACTCGCCATCTCCATTTTACTGGGTACTTCTACACGTGGCTCAAAATCTCTTTCTGTGAATTCGGGGACGGTATCATCATTGTAAACAATTGGTTGGGTAACTGGTTGAACAGGTTGTTCAGGTTCAGACTTGTTACTCAAAGCTCGTCCAGCAAAAATCAGACCGGCAACGGCGGCGAGTGAAATGGGATCGGCCATTCTTATTTTTTAGTAACATTTTTATTAGCGTATCTTTGCTGGAAGAGACCGTTCTGGAGTTCCGCACGAGTACTTGTTGGCTCGTAACTCATTGTACGAAGGGGCACTTTACATTCCATATTTGAAAGTGGAAAAAGGTTACGTTCGTACGTTGGAACGATAACCCGACCGAAACGACTTGTTGATTGTGGGCGAAGTTGGTCACTCACATCAATGTATTGCGCTGGAGAACCTTTGCCTGCCATATATGGCGCCGTTCCATACAACATGGTGTTTGGACGACAACCGCCACAGTTAATGGAACTGGGCTGGGGGTACACAAAGACTTCTTCAGTTGCACGCACTGATGGGAGAGCACCTGTATTTTGAACTATCGCAAGACCAGGCTGAAGTTGGTATGCCATTTATTATTACACGAGAATATTTATCATCTAAGCTGGGGCAATACCATGACCTCTATGAGAAACCCGACTATCACCGGCTGGATCTAAACCGGCGAATGATTCAAGTTGAACACCTCGGGCATTGGGATTGCACATTTGTGGATTATTTCGGCAAAGATTACCATTTTTTGGTCCATAGCACCATTCAGCAAAAGCAGTTTGATCTCCTGGGATCTTGGAAACTGGAGATGTCACAAACTGACGAGCTGCAGCATTACGCTGATACATTGGATGTGCTGAGCGAGAACGACCCGCATCATATGGAATACGATCATCTAACACACTTTTAACAAATGGTTTAACAGTTGGGTAATAGCATGCTTCAAGTCTATTTGGAGCGTCTGTATAGTCAGTGATAAGAACATTACCCATTGGATTGTCTTCGGTTGGCACTTGACACCCATTGATATCACCACTTGAAGCCGCACCGTGTGTTTCTCTTACCATTTTTGACTTGTACATAACATAAAGAACACCAAGAATTGTGGCACCAAGAACAAAGATTCTTGGATCACGACGAATAAGGTAAATGGCACAACATGCATAAATCACGAAACGCGAAGCCGCGTTAATTCTGTCTTCTGGAGTTTGATCACGATTTGGCCAGAACTGTGAAACCTTGTCAACCCGAATAAGTTGCTGAGGATCGTCAAACCAGGCCTTCATTTAGTATAACATGAGGTTTGCATCTTGTCGGCACAATCTTTGGCGATACCTTCAATGAGACTGAGAGTTTCCGCTGGGATAGCCGTAATTGTAGTACCAAGCATGTATAGAGTTTGGAGATACTGCCAAGTTGCAGCTTTCGTATTAGCGCTCATACGAGCCCAATACGTCTTAATGTTAAGATCCTTGAGGAACTCAATCTTTTCAATCTCTTCGAGGAGGAAGGATTCATCCTTCGCAGAAATCTTATCCGCGTAGGGAGTCACACCCTTCATGAATCCATCAACAATGAGTCGTGGATTCGTTGTCTTGAGCAATTCAAAAGAAGTAGTCATCTTCTTGATTCCGGTTTCATCTGGAAAAGTCTTGTGCAATTCCACAAGAAATTGGGAGAGCATGTCGTTAAACGCAGTGACAGACGCCATTTTCTTAATTTTAGGGCTAAATCTTTAAGTTTAGAAAGGATCATTAGAAATGACCTCTCTTTGTCCAAGACCATTTGCGACAATAAAGTAGACAAGGATCGCATTAAGTGCGGCTGGCTTGGTGTATTTGTTTAATTCCAATTTACCTTCATTATTGAGTTGGGCTTTGAGATGAATGTAACCAGCGGTAATCATTCCAGCAATAAGAGCGGCACTCAATGGGTCTCGGAGATATTCGGATAGATCTTCCATTTAATTATACGCAGTTTTTTTTACACGCTGTTCTGGGGCATCACCAAAGAAGACACCTTCATCTTCTGGTTCTGCGATACCCTGAGGAATTGGAGCTTCTGGTTCTGGTTCTGGTGCTTGCACACCTGGAACCGTTTTGAATTCATTCTCAAGTCCAGTGGGTTGCAAGGGTTCTTCAGCACCCATCATTGGTTCATCTTCTGGGAATGATTCCATTTCTGGTTCGGGGAAAGTTTCGTCACCCGCATCAAATACATCTGGATCCTCGCTGTCATGAACCTGACTATCAAGGTCAATGTCGCGACTCTCTTGTGACATATAGGTTTGGAGAATCTCCTGTACTGGAATGAGTTCCTTGACGGTGACTTCAATACAAGTTGAAAATCGTCGGGTCAATTCGTCATCACGAGCGTACTCACTTTGTTCTTCGTGAAAGACGTATGGATCTCTGTAAAGATCCTTCGCAATGTTGTTGTAGCATGTTTGAATAAAAACTTCATTCGTTGGGAGTTTGAGACTGATCTTCTTATTATCCGCCTTGAGACGAACAGCAGAGAGAATCTTCGTACACGCCACAAATACCGCCGCTACAAGATCATTAAACCAAGCACATCGGTTCGCAATATTGTCGCTATGTTGTTTAGACATCGCATTAGACCAATTTGGCACCTCTTTGAGGAGCTTCTGGAACATAATAAGCGTCTTTCGCCCCTTGGAAAGTTTAGTTGCTTCATCATACATATCCTGGAAAACTTCAATCATAGGTGGACACATAATGAGGTAGAGTTGCCCCATGTACTCCTTTTTCGCCTCGACCATTATATTTAGGTTGTCCATTTATCATTGAGTGTGTTTTTAATAACTCCCGTCCTACGCACCCCTCCTGTACTTATTAGCTATTTTCTTGAGATTCATTAAATCTGGAAAGTCTGCTTCGTCTGATTCCTCTGTTTTCTGTTTTATTTTTTTAGGTATAATCCATGAAACATACATGTCATAATCATTCATAAGATTTACATTAAACCCACCCAATTTGAGTTGTCGTACAATATACTTTGCAGCCAACCCCCTATCAAATGTGGGATATCCAATGACAAATGTAGGTACAGTCAGGAATACTTGCTTGTGACCAAGTTCTACTGATTGTTTAATCTTACGAGAAAATTGTTCATATACTCTTGTGTATATTTCCTTCCTGATTTGTTTTCTCTTTTCATCAATTTTAGTTATGTCATTGATGCTGATCATTATAATTGATTTAATTTGATTTTAGCCATTTCTAACTCACCTTGGGTTGGCACGGATGCATCTTTAACAAGATCATACTTTACAAAATCTTGACCCCCACGACTTTCAATAAATGGTGTAACATTAGCAACAGTCTGAACATCAAGTGGCTGGGATCGGAGTGATACTAATTTAATTTGTCCATTTACAACTTCATATGACGCAACAACCGAAAATCCAAACGCAAATCCGTTGTTTTTTATAGTCATGAACATACATTCATATATTGTTTTGTCGTCTTTGACAAATTTTTTGACAGCGGTGGTCTCTATAATGTAGGTGCAGAGACCAGTACGCTTGGAAATTTCTCTATTTGCTTGAAGTACAAATTCTTCCATCATGTCGTTGTCTATATCAGCCTCCGCCTGAGTGTAACCAGTAAGATCTGGTCTGATATCGTCAAGGCGAACGGAGCCAGTTGGTGTATTGTATCCTGAGAAACCAAAGACCTCGGTGAATGGTTCACGTCTCATTGTGAGCAACAGGACAATGGCAATAAGAATGATCGTCAAAGACCACTTCATCTTTACTACTATGCGTTAATTTTTTTTTACAAAATACCCATATAGATATTAGATGTCGCTGCTGATATATAGTCCAAGATGCAAACACTCCATGGAGGTTATTGAGTATATTAACAGACAACCGCAATTGAAACAGCTCGTGCATTATCACAATATTAACACACAGGGTATTCCTCCAGCATATCGCAACAAGATTACCCGTGTACCAACCATGTTGACAAAAAATGGTAAAGTTTTAGTTGGAAACGAAATTAAGAATTGGTTAGACTCGTTACTTCCCAACAAGGAAATTTCAAACTGTGGGTTTGGTGGAGGGTGTTCAATGACGACTCTTGATGGCGATGATAATGATGCTGATATATTTACATTGGATAATTATGGACAGTCGCTACAGCCCGCTATGACACGAGAACTTGAACAGAAAATCAACCGCGACGTGAGTAAGGGTATTGCCTACAACGAACAGATTTAAAGATATAACGCAGTATTTTTAGTAATATGAGACTAGTTACGATTCAGGCTTCGGCTATCAAATCAACGTTTGAGGTACTCAAAGATATTCTCAATGACGTGAATATCTATTTTCGACCCCAGGGTATGTACATTGTGACACTGGATACAGCGAGGACATCACTCATTGATATGTTCCTTTCGTCTGACAATTTTGAAGAGTATCATTGTGAGCAAGAAGAAATTATCGCTGGAATTAATATTTCAAATACGTTCAAACTATTGAAGACAATTACAAATAATGATGTTCTCACAATTGAAATTAATTCAAAAGAATGTATGGATATTGAAATTTCAAGTGAATCAAAGAAGACGAGTACAAAGTTTCAACTCAAACTTCTTGACATCAACGAAAGTCGTATTGAAGTTCCTGAAGTCACGATGAAAAGTATTACTATACTTCCATCCGCCGATTTCCAACGCCTCTGTCGGGATATGTCAAATATCGGTAGTGATATTGAGATTACTCGGGTGGGCAAGGAACTTCGCCTTAGATGTGAAGGTGATTTTGCAAATCAAGAGACGAGTATTCAATGTCCAGATGATAGCTTAGAAATGAGTGGACTCTACTCATTAAGATACCTGAATATATTTACAAAGGCGACGAGTATGTGTGCGTCTGTGCAAATTATGCAAGAAGAGGGAAATAGATTTCTCATTTTAGGGTACAACGTTGCCAATTTGGGTGAACTCAAGTTTTACTTGGCAACTAAGGTATCCGAAGATCAGTTGTAAAATCTTCAGTTGTAAGTAAAAGCTTTTTCATACCCAATGAATTACTAATCATAATTTTTGGAAACTTTTTAATAAGTGTTTTTTGTGTGTAATACAAGAAATCTTTTAGAGGCACATGTTGTTTGTGAAAGTCATTTCTTGGTCCCGCGTACCTTTTCACCTTTTCAGTAATGTCTACTTGTGGTTTATCATTGTGATCCACAATCCAGACACTACTCACAGGGATACTAAAGCTCATACCAACTTCTTCATCTTCTCCAGGTTTGAAGTTGATATCTTTAGAAATAGCCTTATATACCTTACCACCGTACCAATATTTTACACGAAGTATGAGATCTTTGACATTCTGCGGAACTACTGTATGTCTAAATGGTTTTCCCGTGACATAACAATGAAATTCATCAAGGACACCATCCCAATCTTTGCGCTCTTCTTCCCAAAATGAATCTTCCACCTGATACTTCATTCTATAGTCAACCTTGTATTCCAACTCTTCCGAAATTATAGTGTAGTCCCGAGGTGTTGTTAACTTTGCGTAAAAATATAAAACATTACTTAAAAGTTTGATCAACATTCTTAATTATAATGGAGGGAAACTTTTTAAGTAGGTATAAAAATAAGATTGAACATTGGACAACACTTATTGAAACCGATCCCACCAATAAAAAG